TCAATGGATAGAGTACTGCCCTCCGAAGGCAGGGGTTGCTGGTTCGATCCCAGCCGGGCGCGCCAAGTCTTTGTTTTCTTGGGCTTTCTCAGCCGCATCAACCGGTTTCGACGTCAAGCTCATCACGGCGGTAGCGCCCAGCATCACAGTCGCCGCTACGCCCGCCGCACGCAAATTCCCCAAGGCACGTTGCCATACTGAGCTGCGCTCTGCGTTGAGCTGGCTTTCGATTTCCGCTAGCGTTTCGAACGCAGGCAGACCGGCCATTTCGGCCAGCAGCATGATTTCAGTGGCGTCGGGCTTATAGCGCCCGGAGCGCCAGTGCGAAAGCTTGGTGTAGTGGTAGCCGAGCTTCTCGGCGACGGCTGCATTCGAGCCTTGCTTGCGTTTTGCTGCATCCAGCAGTTCAGCGATATCCATACTTTTTCCTTGACGTATGTGGCGTTTTCTCCATATCATTTGATTGTGGAGAAAACGCCATTTCCGTGGCGTTATCGGAAGTCTAGCAGGCTATGGGGAAAGGAAAAATCTGGCCCCATTTACGCGCTAGCGAGGGCGGCGGAATTGCTTGGGGTTGTATATCGCCCGTTTGATCGGATCGAGGTCTTTTCGCTTGCGTAGGTCGGCCCTTCGGCGAACGGATCGAGAAGCAACGAAGACGGCAACAAGCGCGATAGTGATCAGGAGTCGAGCCTCGATCGATAGCGCGGCCCAAGTTTGCGTGATGTTGTTGAGTAGGTCGTAAGCGAGTTGTTCGGAGTTCATTTGGCCCGTAGTTCTTGTAATCGTATGGGGCGGTTTTTTACCACATCGATTGCCTATTGAGCGCGGGGCTCTATCAATCAACTACTAACGAGCGGGGTAGGAAGTGACGGACCTGAAATTCGACCGATTGGTGACGCTGGCATATCGCCAACGGGTGACGGACAAGACGCGCGCTGAGTGCGACTGTTTTGCGTTTCGCTGCGAGCTGGAGCGACAGGGACTCGCGTCAGCGGCGTGGCTCAGGCGTCAGCAAAGCGGCCAATTGAATCTGCATATTGCAGTCGCCGGCCGCATTAACTATCGCGCGGCTCGAGCCTTCTGGCGCGATCTGGTGGACGGGAGCATTTGCGTCATGCGAGTGCACGATTCCACCACTTGCGCGCCTCTCTTAGCTGAGGGAGTCCAGTTGTATTAGTAGCCGCTGTAGAAGCGGAGGCTTCGGAGGTGTGTGCGAAGGTGGTCCTTGGTTCCTGCGAAGCAGTGGAAGTCACCGAGATTCCAAACGGCGCCAAACACTGTGCCGTCGTCACGGACGATTGCTATTGCGACGTCGCTCTCGTGCTGCGGGATTTGTGAATCTAGGAAGTTCCAGGCTTGCGCAATGTCGTTGTGGCCTTCCTCGATATCTAGTCCAGCGTCGCCAACGACGATCCGGGCGATTGTTGCGTGCATCATTTCGAAGCTATGAATAGTTGATAAGGCGGTCACCATAGCTCGATGGCAATCGCCTTTCAGCGGCGAACAGACGGAGGTTGCGCAGTGCCGAAATATCGAGTCCATGCGTACACGCAGTGCGGCCACAATCGCGTGGCCGTCATCGATGTGAGTGCCCGCAGCGCCGACGGTGCGCGCGAAAAAGCACGCGTCAAGTTGTTACGGGTGGGCCGCAAACCAGACCTTTGTACGTTGGTCCCGGTCGAGGTCGAGGCAGTTTCGAGTGGTCTGAGTCGGTTTCTGTAGTGGCTGAATCGAGCGCGTGTAAATCGCGTACTCGTAGGTTTGGAGAGTTTGCAGTTCCCCGTGCGCCGCGCGCACTTCTCACCCTCGGATAGCGCGGCGCTTTGTGGACGGCTGACATAGCGTCCACCTTTTTAAATTTGCGCGTACGTCGCGTATGTAGCCGGAGCCGGAACGGCTCTACTCATTATGAATAGCAGTCCTAACAAGGAGTTTTCATGAGCAAGCAAAAGTTGACCATCCTGCAAGTGATCCAGCGCGGGGGCATTTCGAAGCGTACCGGCCAGCCGTGGGAAATTCACACGGCGCAATGCGTGCTGGAGCAAGAGAGTAGCGAGGGTAAGCAAATCCTCGTCGGCACGATCAATTTGCCGGCCGCGCTGAAAGATTCCCCGACCGGCGACTATCTCGCGGAGTTTGCGCTTCAACAGTCGATGGAAGGCAAGCTCGAACCCCGCATTGTGTCGCTGGTGCCGTTTGGTCGACCGACCGCCAAGGCTGCGGCTGCATCGTCGTAATCCATCAAGGAATCCGAATCGTTCGAGGCTGGCCCACACGAACGGTTCTCTACTACCGGGCCTGAACCTGAGAGGAAAAATCAAATGAAGAAGCTGGTTGCAGTTGCGGCGCTCGCTACGGCAAGCATGGGTGCATTCGCGGCGGACGGTCCGGTGACGATGGACGTCGCCCCCGTCGTCAGTTCGATTAACGGTATCGGCCCGAACCTCGCGCTCGTCGGCGGCGCTGTGCTCGCTATCTCGGCCGCGATGTTCGGCTACCGCGCGGTGAAGAGCTTCCTCGGTCGCTGATCGCGTGAACTCACGGGCCCCCGGTATGTGCGCGCACGCCGGGGGCTTTTTCTTAGGTGAAGAGCAATGAAACGGTCGGTGGTTGCTTCGTTTCTTGGCATCGCATTCGGCGCGCACGCGGCGCAAGGGATCGACGTCATCGTGTGCGGCAGCGCGGCCAGCTCGCCGACAAGCGCGGGGTGGACGCCTTGCACGTTGTCGGATGGCTCGGCGGGCGTGCAACAGGTGGCGCACCTGACGCTCGTGAACGGCAGCGCGGCGGGTGAGGTGCCGATACACGGAGGGGCGGCTGCGGGCCTGAAAGTAGGAGCGGCCATGTTGCTTGTGTTGGCGATCGCATACGGGTTGCGTGCGTTGCGTCGCTTTCTCGAATCTGCTTCGGAGAGCTAGTCATGCTTTGGTACTGCGTCGAGTTTGCCGTGACGGTCGCCACGATCTACGGCGCTGCAATCGTCTTGATGGCATGAGCATGCGAAAGAGAATTCGAGGCGTCTGGCTGGCGCTGTTCGCCGCGTTCGCGATGGTGTGCAATCAGCAGGCGCACGCACAGGCAGCGCTCGCGCCCATCGAATCCTTCGTCATCAATCGCGCCCAAGCCGCGATCCTGACGCGTCTCGCAGTCGCACGCGGCGTCGCTGCCTCCGATCCTCGCATCGCGGCGACGTTGGCAGGCATGGGGCAGGCTTCAACCATGTTGAATGTCGTCGGGACCGGGGCCGCTGCTGCGCTCGCGTTCGCGGGTGCGCCGGTGTGGCTGACGATTCTGGCGGGCATGGGCATTCTCGCCGTGGGCTCGGCCCTCCAATTGGGCGACGCGACATTTCTTTGGAGCGGCGAACAAGTGTCGCTTGATGCAGGCGCGTTGCCCGCCAGTGCTGGAGACAACTATCAGCCGATGCAGCCGCCCGCGATTGCGATCGATCCGACCAATGAAAAGATGCTGGCGCCGGAGATGTGGGCAGCGCGCGCGGGAATCCCGGTCTATCGCAACAGCTCGTGCGCATCGAATAACGCGTTCTGTATCGGCTATCCGTTTTCGCCGGGCCCCGGAACGGCGAACTTCTACGCAAGCCGGGGGCCGTTCGATATCCTGCCTAGCACGCTGGAACAGGCGCAGCAGTTTGAGTGGTACTTGTACTTTTTCCTCGGGCACTGCGGCCTGAGTTTCGGTTGTACCGGCGGCAAGGATACGACGGTCAATTCGCGTTCGCTGTATTTCGCGCCAGAGAACAACATTCCCGGTCAGCCGATCGCGTTGCATTATGTGGAGACGCGAACGGAAGCCGTGAAGGGCAGTGACGGCAAGACGACGTATCGTCAAGTCGTGAAGCGCGGGAAGGATTCGTTCTTCAGCTACAAGTCCGCCGTTGTGCCGATCGTGGCCGACGATCTGTCGAAGCTCTGGCCGCGCATCCCGCCGAAGGTCGCGGCAACGCCGCTACCGACTTCAACGATTACCAATCTCGTGAATGCGACGTGGAAGAGCGCGTCGTCGCAACCCGGCTATGAGGGCCTTCCATATCGGCGGGTGACGGAGTACGACATCGCGGAATGGGCGAAAGAGAACCCGGGGCAAGTGCCGACCTTCGCCGATCTCTTCTCATCTGCCGCGCCGAAAGGCAAGGATGTTCTCATCAGTCCGTTCGTGCCGCCGCGGCCGATCCCGATTCCCGTGCCGAAGCCTCAACCGCAACCCGTGCCGGTGCCGCGTCCAGTGCCTCAACCGGTTCCGCAACCTGTGCCGGTTCCCGTGCCCGAACCCGTGCCGGGTCCAGTGCCCGTACCGGTCCCCGAGCCGGTGCCGAGTCCGGTTCCGGAGCCCGTGCCGCAACCGATCCCGCAGCCGCTGCCGCAACCTGTCCCGGTGCCGACTCCCGCGCCGGGGAACAACCCGGGAACTGGTCGGCCGTCGCGCGACGATCTGTGCGCGATGCATCCCGATGCGTCCGCGTGTGCGCCCCTCGGTAGCGCGTCCGACGTGGCCGTGAACAGCGACACGAAGCACATTTCGCTGTCGCCCCTCTCGATCGGGTTGACCAAGGGCGTTTGCCCGGAGCCGAAGCGCGTCGTCGTGTTCGGCGGCGAGCTTTCCTTCAGCTATGAGCCGCTGTGCGAGTTTGCCTTGAAGCTTCGCCCGTTGGTGTTGCTGCTGTGCGCGCTCGCGGCCGGCCTGATCTTCGTCACGGGGTTGATGGCATGAGTTGGGCGAGCTTGTTGGTGTCGTTGGTCGGGCCGATCGTCACGCGCGTACTGGTCGCGCTCGGCATCGGCTTCGTGACAGTGACGGGCATCGATCTGGCTTTCGCTCAGGTCGTGCAGTGGATGACGGCGAGCGTCGGCGGGTTGAGCTCCGATATCGCGAACGTGCTCGCGCTCGGTGGTGTGGGTGACGGCATCGCGTACGTGCTCGGCGGGCTTTCGGCGCGCGTGTCGTTCTACATGCTCACGTCCACAACCAAAATGGTATTCGGCAAATGATCACGTTGATTACAGGGGTTCCGGGAAGCGGCAAGACGCTGCATGCGGTCTGGTTGCTGACGAAGATCGCGAAGGGACGCCGCGTGCTGGTCGACGGCATTCGCGATCTGGCGATCGAGCACGTCGAGATAGATGAGGCGTGGTTGCGCCAGTGGCACATCAACGCCGAAGCGCACGACTTGATCGTGATCGATGAGGCGCAACGCATCTACCCGCCGACGACGGTCAGCCAAAAGCCGACGCCCGATGTTGAGCAACTGCACGTGCATCGTCACAAGGGCGTCGACTTCATCCTCATCACGCAGCATCCGCAGCGGATCAGCAAGACGGTTCGCGATCTGGTCGGGCGTCATATCCACGTGCGCAACCTGTTCGGCTTGAAGCGCGCGATGCTCTACGAGTGGGACCACTGCCACAACCCGAGCAGCCTGAAGGACGCGGTGAAGCGGCAATGGGCTTATCCGCGCGAGGTGTTCAAGCTCTACACGAGCGCCGAAGTTCACACGAAGAAACAGGCGGTCGTGCCCAAAGCGCTGTTCGTCGTGCCGATCGCGTTGGGCGTGTTGATCTACTGCTCGGTGAAGTTCTTTTTCAGCGCGCGTGATGGCTTCGGGGTGACGCCCGGCATGTCGGAATCGACGCCCGAAGCAGCCGCCGCGCCATCGCAAGAGGCCAAGGTCACGCGTGCGCCGAGTGTGGCTAGGTCGGTGGAATGGCGCATTGCGGGGCGCTACGTGACGGACGGGGCGGGTTACGTGGTGCTCGTCGCGGCGGACGGTCGATTGCGGCCTGTGTCGCTGGAAGGGTTCAGCGGTGCGGGGATGCTGCTGACGGGCGAAATCGATGGTAAGACCGTTGGTGCTTGGACCGGCGCGCAAGCCGGAAAAACAGAACAAGGCGGGGGTATGCAATGACGCGATACGGGGTGCTGATCGGGGCGGCGGTGGTGTATTCGATGGCAGCGGTTGGTGCAGTGCCGCCGTTGCCTACGTTACCCGTGGATGCGAGTTTGGCGGCCGCCGCGCCGGCGTCGGTTTCCATGCCCGCGATGACGCCGTTGAAGCACGTCGCCGGCACGTCATTCGATCTGCGGTTCGTGACAGTGGCGCAGATTGTCGACCTGATCTATCAGGAGGCGATGCATACGCCCTACGTGCTCGGCCCGGACGTGTTGAGCGACGCGCGGCTCGTGTCGTTCCGCCTGGACGATCGGAATCGCGACGTGCGCACGGTCATGGGCGATTTCCTCGAGTCGCTCGGCTTTCAGGTCGTGACGAAGAACGGCGTTGACTACGTGACGAAGAAGCCCGGCGCGGCGCGCGAAAAGGTCGATCGGGATGTGTTTGTGTACAAGCCGCGCTATCGCCGGGTCGATTACCTGCGTGCGCTCATCGAGCCGATGATCGGGGCGCGCTCGATGCCGTTGACGGCCCCCGTCAGTATGCCGATGCAGCCGGCCGGCGCGGTACAGGTGCCGGGTGAGCCCATCAGTCCGGCTAGCGACGCGCCCGCGATGCCGATCGAAACAGGCGTGCAGGCGCGCGGCGACGATCTCGTGATCGTGGGCTCACACGATGAAGTCGCGCTGCTGCGCAAGGTCGTGCCCGAGCTCGACACCGCGCCGAGCGAAGTCGTGGTGCGTGGTTGGGTGTACGAAGTGGCGAACACCGATTCGACTAACACGGCGTGGAGCATCGCGGTTCGGATGTTGAGCGGTCAGCTTCGCGTGTCGAGCGGTGACACGTCGTCGGATACGAGTGCGGTTCGCTTCACGGGGCCGGGTGTCGACGCGGCGATATCCGCGCTGAACGCCGACTCGCGTTTCAAGGTCGTCAGCTCGCCGCACGTGCGGATCGTGTCGGGCGAACGCGTGCGTCTGAATGTCGGGCAACAGGTGCCGACGCAATCGAGCGTGAGCTACCAAGGGTCGAACGGTACACCCGTTCAGTCGATCACCTATCAGGACGCGGGCTTGATCTTCGACGTTGAGCCGACCGTGATGCGCGAGGTGATCGAGGTCAAGGTGCATGAGGAAATCTCCGATTTCGTCGCGACGAAGACGGGCGTCGATACGTCGCCGACGAAGAACACGCGACAGCTACAGACGGTGACGCGGATGAAGGATGGCGAGGTCATCGTGTTGGGCGGCTTGATTCAGGACCGCAATGCGACGGCGCGCAGCGGCTATGCGTGGCTGCCGAGCTTTCTTGATGGTCGATCCAGCTCGAAGCAACGGACGGAGGTGCTGCTCGTGTTGCAGGTGCAGCGGATCTGAGCGAGTCAGCGAATTTTATTTACCGTTACGTGTTACGAATATTTATTTAACGTTACTAGTAACGTTAAATAAGATTAATGCCGATATGGAGTGTTCGTCATGATCCACCCCGAAGACACGAAGACAATTCCGTTACCGCTTCAGCCCATAACGGAAAAACGCAGTCGCGGTAGGCCGCGCAAAGAGGGCGGCGCATTGACCAATGCACAACGTCAGGCGGCATACCGCGAGCGCCGCAAGGCATCAGGCAATCCCGTTACGGTAACGAAAAATATTCCACTTGCTGCGGACGCCTACGACGAGCTGGTAATGGAGAACGAGCGGCTTCGCGAAGAGATAGCGGAGATGCGTCACGAAGTGGAGGGACTGCGCGGATCGTTGGCGGCTGCGGAGACGGTCGGCGACGGCTGGTGTGCGGAGAGTGAGCAGCTTCGCGAAGAATTGGCAGAACTCCGCCGCGATTTAGTGGCGTCGAAGCGCAAGGCTGTCGACGCGCAACGGTCGCGAGCGTCAGTCGTGCATGAGGTCGATTGGGTTCGACGCGTGGTGCGGCTGCCGCTATACGAGAGCAAGGATTACGGCCGCCGCCGATTCAGTTTTACGCTCGATGAACGGGCGCATTCCGCGCTTAATCGGCTGGCGGTCGATGCGGGGGCATCAAGGGCTGACGTGGTCGAGCGCTTGGCGTTTTGGGCTGACGAGTTGATGCTGGAATCGTTTCGTTACGACGATGAGGCGTTTAATCGTTACCTCTATCGCGGACGTAACGAAAAATCAGGCGTCTAGCGTTAGGAGTGTCCGGCCGCGGCCGAAGCGGCGTAGGGCGACGGCGGCAATGCGAAGTCCGGGGCGTCGTCGCGCGGCTCAGCGCGGCCCGCCGGACCGAGTAGCGGGTACTCGCGAGGGCGGCGAGCGGAGGCGTTGAGGCGGCAGCCCCTCTTTTCTGCACGACACTGCCGCGCGGGGCGCGTCCGGCGCGATAGAGGTGGGCGTAGGCGATTCGGTGGCGATGGGTTGGGGGTGAAGTGCGCGCGGCTCGCCCAGCGCAGCAGAGCGCGCCGGGCGGGCCGCGCGCAGCGCGGCCTCTAAACTTGTATCAGGGACACTTAACGGATACGGGACACGGGCACGAACGATGAGGGACAAGGACACGGTGCGTGTTCTTGAAAAAGAAAAGCCCTGAACGCGGCAACGGTCAGGGCTTGGTGAAACAGCGCATTACAAAGGTGAGTTGCAATGCACGACGCAAGTATAGGCGACTTCTCGCCGTTCCGTAGAGAGTGGGTGATCCGTGGCCGGAATTTTGGCGACGGTCAGGTCGAAGTGACAGCGACGCGGTTTGATCGGTACATGGGCGCGTTGTCGTTGAATGCGAAGCCGAAGGCGAAGCGCGGTGAGTCTGAGAATAGCGAATCGAACCTGCTCGATGCGGCGAAACGCGCCAAGCAGCAGGTGCGGCTACGGTGCAAGGCGATTGGAGCGGACCGAATGATCACGTTGACGTACCGGGAGAACATGCAGGACAAAGCCCGCTTGAAGCGCGACTTCGATGTGCTGCGCCGTCGTCTCGCGAAGCTGTCGACCTTCCAGTATGTCGCTACGCCTGAGCGCCAGAAGCGGGGCGCGTGGCACCTCCACGTGGCGGTCAAGGGCCGTCAGAACTATCGGGTGCTGCGGTCGATCTGGCAAAGCATCGTGGGCGTCGGGAATGGCCAGATCAACGTTCGGAACCCGTTCAAGGAAAAGGGGCTGCGCCACAAGCTCGCGGCCTACCTGGCGAAGTACATCACGAAGGATTTTGCGGAGCACACGCTGAACGAAAAGCGGTACTGGACCAGCCGCGGCGTCGTCGTCCCGGAAGTCATGCCGATCGACCACATCACCTCGAACGATCCGGCTGAGGCGCTGAAGATCGCGTTCAAGGCGGCGTTGCAGGCCGGCGCGACGCTTGATCGCTGTCAAGCGTTTTGGCGGCAGGAGTTGGGCGTGTTTTGGTTATCGACGCGCGAGAATTAGGCCAATGTTGTAAATGGATTTAAGCATAGAATCGTAACTGTCGATATTCTGATGATTCAGTAGCGCTAGAGGCGTTTGGAATGACATTTGAGGAAATCGTCGGTATTTATTTGTCGGCTAAGGATCATCGCAGTAAGCAGCGAGATATGTACTCGTTGAAGCGACTTCAGCCTTATTTCGGTGGGCGCGCGATCTCAGCATTGAAAAGGGTGGACGTTCGGAAGTACGTCGCGGTTCGTCTTGCCGATGGTGTGCAAGAGTCAACAGTCAAGCGAGAATTGAAATTTCTCTTGGCGGCTATTAATTTTGTCCGTCTCGAATGCGATTGCTCTGAGTTGCCGAACCCGGTGCAGAGTCTCGGGCTGAATGGCGGGGAACATCGGGTTAGATGGATATCGCGTGCGGAAGCTTCCGCATTGATTCTTTCTGCTGGTGCTTATGCAAAGCGCCCACATTTGGCAAACTTCGTGCGCCTCGCGCTAAGTACAGGTTGCAGAAAGAATGAGTTATTGGCGCTTGACTGGCGTCGTGTGGATTTTGAGCGCTCGTTCTTGCGTCTGGATGCTGAGCATACGAAGAGCGGCAAGCGTAGGGTGGTGCCATTGAATAGCGCTGCGCTGTCGGCGTTGAGAGATCAAAGGGATTGGGTTGAGCGGAAGTGTTCGAGTTCGGAGTGGGTGTTTCCGGCGTGGTCCGGGAGGCGCATACAGACACTGCAGAAAGGATTTAACGCAGCGTGCGCCCGCGTCGGTATCGAGAATTTCCGGATCCACGACCTGCGACATACTTTCGCGTCGTGGCTGGTGATGGAGGGCGTCTCCCTGTACGTCGTGAAAGACCTGCTGGGGCATTCCTCGATCTCCGTGACGGAGCGCTACGCCCACCTGTCGCCGGACCAAGGTCGCGCGGCCGTACAGAAGCTCCTGCCGCTCTAGAGTGGCGGGCCAGATTGCAGAAACATAGCAAATTTGCTAACATGAAATTCGATTGGACGATTGTCTACTATAACGAACGGGTGAAGCGCGACGTGTTCGCGTTCCCGGCAGGGATTCTCGCGGACTACCTCCGGCTGTTGGATCTGATGCAGGAGTTCGGGGCAGATCTGCGGATGCCGCACTCCCGAGCAATGGGTAACGGGTTGTTTGAGTTGCGCCCCAAGGGGAGGGAAGGTATCGGTCGAGTGTTCTATTGCACGCATGTGGGGCGGCAAGTCGTTGTGCTGCACTCCTTCGTTAAGAAGACACAGGAAACACCGCAACATGAATTGCGGATCGCCCAAGCACGTTTAAGAGAGGTGCGTAATGGCTAAGGTAGCAGTGAAGCGTGCTCGCGCTGAGGGATTCAATCCGGTTCCGCATACGGCGGACGACACGGCGCGTCTGCTCGCCGGTCGGAATGTCAAGGCGGCGTATGACGCTTTGGAGGATGAGTACACCGCGTTGCGCGCTATCTTGTCTGCGCGGCGCGAAGCTGGTTTGACGCAGGCACAGATTGCGGAGCGTATGGGAACGACCGCATCGGCGGTTTCGCGGCTTGAGGCATCTCTGTCGAGTGAAAAGCACTCACCGTCATTTGCGACGCTGCGGAAATATGCTGCCGCATGCGGGAAGAAACTTGTAATTTCGTTTGCGTAAGTATTGAATGGGATAGCTCTGAATCGCTGTTAAAAAAAACAAGGCGGGTTAACGATGTTGCTGAATACCCTGTCTGGCTTGAATTGGGCGTTGCGCGCTGCTTGTCCTATAGTCTGTGGAAAGCGGAATTGTCGATAAATTGATGTGTTGGTAGCTGTCTGTGTGGCGTGTCATTTTTAATAAACTATCGGGGGACACCATGCCAAAGTGGGCGGATTATCTCGTTTACGAAGTGCAATTTAATGCAAAGCGCACGCACATCAACCGATTGAGGGTTTTTGCCGATAATGGCGATTCTGTTGGCCAATCCAGTGAGCATCCCCGGCAAGATGTTGTCGCTGCAATAAAAGGCGGAACGACTTTTATTACCGTTTATAAGAATGCAGATGGAAAATGGAATCAGGGGAAGCCGGTCTATGTTATTCCGATGAATGGATCGGAATTTCTGAAGACCGTTAACGACAACAAGCTAGTCGATAATCTCGACAACTTGCCGGAGTTCTAGGTCTAGGATTGGAATTCGCGCGAGCAGAAGAGATTCAGCTTTGGCGGGGGCAGGTGCGCGCAATGCTGAAGAAGTGGGGGCGTTTCACGAGCGACGTGAACGCAACGAGCTTTTTGAGCAAATAGCGTGTAGCCAGCACGGCTATCTGCCCTCCGAAGGCAGGGGTTGCTGGTTCGATCCCAGCCGGGCGCGCCAAGCCAGATAAGGCTTTCAGCGATTTCCTCCCTCCGTCGTTTTTACCGAGTCGGCCCTGAACAATTCGATTTGTCGCGCAGCTGAAGCTAGACCGCCGACGGCGAAGCGGTTTTGAAGCTGAACAACGCGACGAGAATCACGGCGTAAAAAAACCGCAGCTTGCGCAAGATCATCCGCAGGTTGTGACCGGCGCCGCACAGCACCGCATGCATTGCATCGCCGAGCGCACCTTTGAGCCAATTGCGATCGAGTTTTCCGTCCGCCTTCATGTGCCCGATGGCTGGCTCGATCGCGCTTCGCCGCCGGATCATCGCGCGCAAGCCTCGGGTGATGCCGCGTCGCAAGCCAGGGTGATAGACCTTCACACCGTCAATGGCGACGCCCTTGTAGCCGCGATCGACGACGGCGATCTCCGGCTGGATGTCGCTCAAGATCGCGGCCTGCTCCAACGCTTCGGCCAACGTGTGCCCGTCGTACGGATTGCCCGGCATCGAGCGCGCTCCGACTACCAGACCTTCCTTGTGCGTCGTCGTGATCGACACCTTCACGCCGAACTCGTACGGCTTACGCGCTTTGCCTTTCGCCAAGCACTCGACTTCCGGTGCATGCAGCGCGTACAGCTTGTTTTTGTCCTTCTGCTTCTGCGTGAGAATGCGCTTCGTGCGGCCAATCAACTCTTCCAACGCCGCCCGACCTTGCTGAGCGACCCCGTCCAGTTGCCGCTCGACGTCGCGCATCACGCGCCCCACGCGCGAACGCAACGTGCGCAGCGCTTTCTTCATCCGCTTGTACTGTTTGGCATGCGCGTAGCGCCCGATCTGGCCCGCCAGTCGTGGCGCTTCGCGGTTGTAATTCTGCCGCAGCTTCAGCCCGTGCAGCGCAGCGGCCTTCACCAGATGTTCCCGGCAACGTTCGAGCAGGCGTGAATCGGTGGGATGCGCAATCGCTTTTTCCATCACCGTCGTATCGACGATCACCCGCTTCAGGCTCGAAGTCTTGATGACGTTGGCACGCTTGGCCGCTTCGATCGTCTCGGCCAGCAACTCTTCGACGCCGGCTTCGCCCAGCCGCTTGCGCCAGCGCGTCAGGCTCGACGGATCGACCGGCGGCTTCGTCTGCAAGTACGTCTCGCCGGTGAACACCTGCCAATACGGGTTCTCAAGCCATTGCCAAACCACCTCTTCGTCCGATAGGTCGAAGGCATGCTGCAAGTACAGCAGCCCTGCGATCAACCGCGGCGACGTTGCCGGTCGGCCTCGGTGCGACACGAAGCTCGCACTCATCGCCGCGTTCAACCGCGCCCAGTCAATCAGATCGGCAAGGCGAACCAACGGATGCTTCAAGTTGATCTGCTCGCGCAGCGGTTGGCGGAAGATATCTCCCTCTGGCACCGGCGTCTTCGGACCCATCAACACCTCGTCAGGATTTGCAGGATTCGCGCATCAATATGCCTGCTTCCTGTAAATCCAACAATACCGTTTCGGCTTCACAGGCTTACTGCGCGCGCCCCGCAGGGTTGTTCAGGGCCGACTACCGAGTGTAGCTAAAGTACACCTGTCATCCGGCCCTTCGCACGTTTTCCCGCGTCGCCGGCGGCGGCAACTCGATCACTTCCGCGATCGACGTATGAGGGGCGACCCACTGTGCGAGATGGTCGGCCGACAGGTGCGCGTACCGTTGCACCATCTCCATCGTTTCCCATCCGCCGAGCTCCTTGAGCACCTGCAACGGCGTGCCGCGTTGCACATGCCAGCTCGCCCACGTGTGCCGCAGATCGTGCCATCGGAAATCCTTGATGTGCGCGCGCTTCAATGCCTTCCGCCACGCCTCCGTCGTGGTCTGGTGAATCGGTGTGCCTTTGTACACGAACACGCTTTCGAGGTGTTCAGGCTTTCGCTTTTTGGCGAGCTGCTGCCGCAGAACTTCAACGGCGGTTTCCGACAGCGGCACGGTGATCGCCTTGCGTGCCTTCGCTTGGTCCGGATGTATCCATGCGACCCGGCGCACCAGGTCGACCTGAGACCACTGTAGCCCGGTGACGTTGGCGCGGCGTAGCCCGGTTTCAAGGCTGAACTGAGCCATTGCCGCGAGGTGGGCGGGCAACTGCATGAGCAGTCGGCCCGCCTCCGCTTGGCTGAGCCAGCGAATACGCTTCGCGACGGATTTCTTCCGCTTCCGCGTCGGCGCCCGCGCGATCCAGCCGCGTTCCGCCGCGTGATTTAGCACGGCAATGATGACGCCGCCGACCCGCCGTACTGTGCTCGCGGCAACCGTCTTTCCGGTCGGCTTCGGACCCTTTCGGGTACGGACCATAACGGGCTCCGCGCGCTTCGCTCGCTCAATCGCATCGATCCTGTCGCGGTCAATGTTCACGAGCAGCTCACCGCTCAGATGCGGGTCCAACCAGCGTAAGTGAATCTTCGTCGTCTCGATGCTTGCGATAGCTTCGCGATCCTCCAGGTACGCAATGACGGCGTCGTTCCACGTATATTGCGGTGCTTGCCCGAGCTTTGTTGGGCGCAAAGTAATAATGAGCCACTTCGCGCGAAGTAAATCTGAGCCACCTTTCAGTACAGTCAGTCTTTTGCGCGCAAAGGCTGGCGATGCTCCAGAAGGAACAGTGGATGCAAATCCATGTGCTCAAAGCCCAAGGCGTATCGGAGCGCGAGATCGCGCGGCGCCTGGGCATTTCTCGCAACACGGTGGCGCGGTACCTGTCGGCCGAGGAAGTGCCGCGCTACAAGCCGCGTGAACCGCGACCAACCAAGCTCGGAGCGTTCGAGACGTACATCCTCGAACGCATGAGCGCCGCAGCACCCGAGATCATCGCCGCGCCGGCGCTGGTGCGCGAGTTGCGTGCACGCGGCTACGATGGCCAGTTGCGAAGCCTGCAGGCTTTCATGAACGCGCATAAGTCCGTGCCGAAGGCGGACCCGGTCGTGAGGTTCGAGACCGAGCCCGGTCGGCAGATGCAGTGCGATTTCGTTGTCTTCCGCCGCGGCACCGACCCGCTTTACGCCTTCACCGCCACGCTCGGCTTCAGTCGTTGGCGCTGGGCACGCTTCACCACCGATGAACGCGCCGAGACGCTGGTCGCCTGTCATCACGCGCTGTTTGAAGCCCTGGGCGGCGTTCCTCGCGAGATCCTTTACGACAACGCCAAGACCATCGTTGTCGAACGCGATGCGTATGGCGATGGTCACCACCGCTGGCACGCCGGGTTGCTCGACCTGGCCAAGCGGTACGGCTTCCTGCCCAGGCTGTGCCAACCGTACCGTGCGCAGACCAAGGGCAAGGTCGAGCGATTCCACCGCTATCTGCGCGGTAACTTCTATGTGCCGCTGGCGAGCCAGCTCAAGCAATCCGGCTTGATGCTCGACGCCGAGACTGCGAACGTCGAGGTGAGTAAATGGCTGCGCGACGTGGCCAATCAGCGCGTGCATCCGGTTACCGGGTTGGCACCCGCGATTCTGCTGGAGCAACGAGAACGGGCCTGCTTGCGCGATATGCCTGGCTACGCGGTGCCCCGATTGCCGGCTCGCACCGTCGCTCGTCCGTGCGTTGACCCCGCAATGTCGATCCAGCACCCTTTGACCGTCTACCAGCAATTGCTGACCGAGGTGCGCGCATGAACCTGCAGCAGGAACGCATCGACGGTCACTGCCAGAGTTTGAAGCTCGAGGGACTGATGCACCAATACATCGCTCTGGCCAACGACGCAGCGGCCAAGCAATGGAGTTTCCTCGACTTCCTGGAGAACGCGCTCGCGCACGAACGAGAGACGAGGCAAGTTCGTTCGCGGCAAACACTGGTGCGCATGGCCGGGTTCCCCGCGATCAAGACACTGGATGACTACGACTACAGCTTCGCGGTCGGGGCCCCGCGCAAGACGATCGACGAACTTGCCACTCTGCGCTTCGTCGAGCGAGGCGAGAACGCCGTGCTGCTTGGTCCGTCAGGTGTGGGCAAGACACACCTCGCGATCGCCATCGGATACGCCGCAACGCAGGCCGGCATCAAGACGAAGTTCATTATGGCGGCGGATCTGATGTTGCAGCTCGAGGCCGCACGCCGACAGGAGCGATACGACGCCGTACTTCGGCACAACATTCTCGGCCCGAGGTTGCTCATCGTCGACGAGATCGGCTATCTGCCGCTCTCGGGGGATCAGGCTAGCCACTTCTTCCAGATCGTCGCCAAGCGCTACGAGCGCGGGTCGATGATCCTGACCAGCAACCTTCCGTTTGCGCAGTGGGACGAAACCTTCGGCGGCAACACCACACTGACTGCCGCGATGCTCGACCGCATCCTGCACCACGCCCACATCATCCAGATCAAAGGAGACAGCTACAGACTGAAACAACAACGCCAAGCCGGCCACGTTTCGTCATCGAAGAGATAACGACTGGCTCAGTTTTACTTTGCGCGATCAGGCGCGAAGTGGCTCAGATTTCAAATGCGTTTGACAGCTTCGCTTGATCCCACAGGCTCGCTTTCAGTCGGTCGTGAAATTCCTGCGCCTTGGCGCGGTCGCTGGTGCCAGTGCTTCCCTGTAGCGGCGTTCCGCCGCCAGGGGGGTAGAGCTTGTAATACCAGTTCGAACTTCTATCTCGTTTGTAGAGCGACATCTTTCAATTTCTCCGGGACGTTCGCCCTGCACAACTCGCGGGACCCATTCTCCGGCGAGGTAACGCTGCAGGGCAACTGTCGAAAACATCCACCGCTTACCGACTTTTCGGCCAGGTAGTGCGCCGGCCTTGGCTTTCAGGCGCACCGTCTCCGGATGCGCGCCGAGCATCACGGCCGCGGCGAGCAGGTCGACCGTGTTCATAGGCGTCCCGCCTGGATTCGGCACAGGGGGAGCACACGCAGCGCAACTCGTGGACTGATGGTTTGCACCGGAATCTCTCATAACTCTTTGATTTTTAAGGTGTGTGAGTGCCATCAATTGCCATCATTCAGGCATGGCGACCCCAAAAAACTCATGGCCCAAAAAATAGGCAGCGTCCGTAACTGATGGCAAAACGCCGGTGACTCGTGGCAGTCCGTTTTGGCCTATGCCTTGCCCTTCCTCGCTTTCTTTCTCTTTCTTTTTCAATGAAATAGAGAGAGAAGAGAGAAGGGCGACGGCGGCCGGCGCGAAAACCGGACTCGTGGCAAAAGCGGCTCGACTAATGGCAAATAGACGGAGACTCGCGGCGGCAGTCCTCTCAACAATCAAGGACTTACGAGTGGACATGCCCGAAATCCACGATTCGCGTGCGCTGCGTGCCCGGTCGCTGTGGAAAAACCCACCCGCGCGGCCCCGTCCTCTCTCGGCTTGCGCTGTTGCCCGGCCGTTTCGACTTGCGGGGGGGACGGGGGGAAGCGAACGAAGCGGCGGCCGCGTGACGACGTGCGCCGATTGCTGCGCGCATCGGCGCGTGAGGTGGAAACCCGAATCCAGGGCCGCTACGCGGCCGGAAGAAATGAGGGAAGGGGTACGGCCGCACGGCGGCCGTACCGGCTGAGAGCGGGTCATGAGCGCTCCCCTTGCAGCGCATCCGTTGCGAGGTCTTCGCGGATAGACACGTGCAGGCCGAATGCGGCCAGGCGCTCGAGCGAAATCGGCGTGAGGTAGCGCACGCGGCGCGTATAGATGCGGCGCTCGACTTCCTTATCGCCGACGATGACGCCGGCGTGTTTGAGCTGCGCCTTGAACACGCGGTCGGACTTCACGGGCAGGCCGTTCCATTTGTCGCGCAGCGCACTGGTGTGTGCCAGGTGGTCCATCACGTGACCCGTGTTCAGCAGCAGGCAGAACTCGCCGTCGATGGTGTCGAAGGTGTACGGGTGCTTGTAGTTGCCGCAGTCCATTTCGGACATCGCAGTTTCCATGATCCAAACCCACGGCTCGCGATCGGCGCTCGTCTCGGCGATGTGGCCGTTCATTTCCGCGAGCAGATCATGCGGAAAGCCGCCCTCGCTCGGGTCCATGCCGGCGAATTCGCAGAGGTAGCGCCACGCGAGCGCGATCGCCGCGTAGTTGGTGGCCATGCGATTCGCGCCGTCGTCAGCACCGCTCGCGATGCATTTCGCGAGCGCCTTGTCGCGCAGCGTCGCGTAGTGCTCGAGCACGGCGCGCTTGTCGAGGCCTGCGAGATATTCGAGCCACTGCCGGACCGGGAAGCGCGGCAGATCGTCGGGCAGCAGCGGGCCGCGCTTGCCGGTCAGTGTCGTGCGCACGAGCTTGCCGAGCAGGCTGCGCACGGGTACGTCCTCGCCGGCCAGCATCACGGGCGCGCACAACAGGTATTCCGTCATGTCGGTGCCGCGGCGCGTCACGGTGTACTGGTAGTTCTCCTGCAACAGCCCGACCGCCTTGTCGATCACGTCCTGCCGACGCGCGGACAGCTCTTCCCAACCGACCGGGTGACTCGTGTGGCTGATGCTCGTCAGCAGGCGGAATTCGGTTTGCAGCGACTGCCCGGAGAACATCGTGAACGCGAGCGAGCGCTCGAGGCGCTTGATGAGCGTCGACTTCCCGGCGCCCTTGTTCGCCTGGATCGTGATGTGAGGCCAGAAGCCGAGCAGCGCCTTCAGGTGCCCGCCGAGCGCCCACACGAGCGGGATGGTCGCCGCGTTCTGCTTGAACGTCGTCTGGTAAGCCGTGATCACGCGGCGCGCGTCGCTGGCCGGACCACTCGGGAACGTCAGGTTGTGATACGGGCACTGCTTGTCGGCTTCGGTGAAGTAGCAGTCCGGGCCTTCGTTGACGATCAGACGACCATCGCGCCACGCGAGGCCGACGAAATTTGCGGCCTGACGCGCGCCGAGGTCGGCGCCGCGCTCGAGGATGTTCACCATGCGTTTGAATGGCGCCGGCGTCCAGATCGGGCCGAACTTGCCCCACTGGTCGACGTTGTGGAGCTGGTCGTCGAGCATCACGCGGCGAATGAGCTGCGCGCCGTGCCGCGGCGTCTGTACTGACACGGCAAAGTAGACGGTCGGCGCCTGGTCGGCGTCGCCCGTCATCGTTGAGGTCGCGCTCGCGACCGATACGCGGCTGATGCCGGCGATGCGAAAGCCGCACAGATCCGTCATCACGGGCGTTTCCACGCCGGACTCTTCGTTGCGGTCCATCTTCGTGATGTAGCTCGTGAAGTCGGGGCGCGTGCGGAAACGCCAGTACTGTGCGAAGTCGTGCGACGGCAGAAAGATGCGGGGCCGGCCGCGGCGCGACGCGTCGCCGGCCAGGCCGGCAATGAGCCACGGCTCGAGCTGCTCAAGCGCGCGCGCCAGCTCGACCGGGCCGCGCAGTTGCAGGTAGTCGTTCACGTCGTTGATCGGCTTCTGCTTCGTCTCGCCGTCCGCCAGGTCGGCGAGCCAGCCGGCTTGGTCGACGAGTACCGCGCTGATGTTGAGGCTCGTGAGGCGCTCGTAGAGTGCCCACGCGGCTTCCGGCCCTGGTCGACGGCCGGCGCGCGGATGGCCGTCCGGGAATGGCTCGTCGTTGTCCATGCAGACGACGATTTGCTTGCCGCGCAGAAACGTAAAGTCGATGGCATCGACGTTCGCTACGCCGCGTAGCGCGAGCGCGGCCGTTCCAGGCATCGCGCACGTGTCGACCGAAAGAGCGTTGATCGGGCTCTCGACGACGACGACGCGTTTCGCCTTCATCAGTGTGCGAACGTTAGCGGTCCAGCCGTAGCCCGATCGATCACCTTGGCATGAGGTCTTGGTGCCGCCGTTGAGCGCTGGATCGACATACCGCATGTCGACGGCGACGATGCGGCTGTCTTCCAGCGCACGCACGATGAAGGCGGCGGCCGGCCCGCCGTGGCCGACGTCGCCGGCCGCGATTTTCGTGCTCGTCCACGTGTTGAAGCCGAGAGAGCGCGCGGCGAACGCGGCGTCGATCGCAGCGGCCGAAATGCCGCGGCCGCCGAGGTATTCGCGCACGCGGTCGCGCTCGGCGAAGCAGCGGTCGGCGATGTATTCGAACTTCGTTTTTTCGCGGCGCTCCGCCGGCGCCGGTCGGTCGAGTGGAATGCCGTAGGCGTCGTGCAGGTAGCACACCGCGTCAGCGACCGTGCCGCCGCGCGCGTGTATCACCAGGTCGATGCACGAGCCGCCAGCGTCGGCGCTGTGATCGCGCCAGCCGGTGCCGTGCTTCGGATGGTTCACGTAGATCGACAGGGACGGGCTCTTGTCCTCGTGCTGCGGCGAGTGATATCCGTGAGGGACAGGCGGCGATACACCGCCGCGCGCGCGCCCGCGCCGATGCGCTGCGCGCCTGTCGCGCTGAATCCTTGCGTGAGCGCATACGCGAGCAGCAGGCCGCGCGCCTTGTCGTTGATGAGCTGGCGCAGCAGCACTTCGCGATAGGCGTTCTCCTGCAAGACGCGCGTCACGGGCTCCGATTCGAGCGCGAGCGTCGCGGCGATTTCCGCCTGGTACTCGACGGGATACAGCGACACGAGGCGTGCCTTCCGTTCCGCGAATAGCGTCTCGAAGTCGAGCGGCTCGACGATATCCGGCGCGGGGAGCTGCGAAAGGTCGATCGGCGTGCTTCTCATGATGGGCTCCCATTGGACAGCGGCGCGCGCAGCGAGACGAGCTCGTCGCGCTCGTCGGTCCAGCCTTCGATGTCGACGAACTGCCGGCCGGCGAAGGCGTCGGCGGCCGCCGCCGAAATCTGAACGCGCGTCACGATCAAACGCGGCTCCCACCGCATCAGTGCGGTTGCGATCGCCGCATACAGGCGAATGCGGGTGGCGCCGTTGGCGGGCGCGTCGATGAGGTCGGGCAGCTCCGAGCCGAACGTGCGGCGCTGGATGCACGAGCCGAGCGGCGTCGTGACGATCCGGCCGATCGACTGCGCGAGGTGGTCGAGCCCGGACATCGAGCGGCCGGTGATTGCGTTCATACCCTTCATAGCGGCTGGCTCACTTCGGCCGATTCGCCGCGTGCCTGGTGCGTATGGAAGGGCACGCTCTTGCCCATCGAGCGCACTTCGCCTGTGAAATCGGCCGCGCCGTCGATGCGCATGACGTTGCCGTCGCCGTCGCTGCCCGCGCCCGTCATGCCGGACTCGAACGCGAGCGGCCCTTTTACGAGCAGCGCGCCGGTACAGGTGGTCTGCTCGGCGTCGAGCGTGACCGACGCAGCCTTCACGGTCGCCGATTCCGTCTCGACCGTGACCGACACGGGCGCGACGACGCGCACCGTCGCGCCGGCGGGCAATTCGGCCGTGAGCGCGTGCGCGTCGTGGTCGTAGCTCACGCGCGCGCCGTCCGCATAGACGCGGGTGTGCATGTTCGGAAGGTTGTCGGGGGCGGGGAACGCATCGGAGAAGACGCCGCGCAGCGCGACGCCTTGCGCAAGGTCGCCCATCGCGCCGAGCACGACGACCTGCTCGCCCTTCGCCGGCGGCAACCACTCGCGCGTCTTGCCGGCCGCCGGCGCAAGCCAGGGAATCCAGTTCGTTTGCAGGCCGTCGTCGTCCGACTCGCCGATCGACACGCGGCAGAGGCCGGCCGCGTGGTCGACATCGAGAATCGAGCCTTTGCGCACGGCGTTGCGTGCTTGCCGTTGAATTTCGTTCGCATCCATACCGGCAATGGTGCCGGCCGCACGCGCGGGGCGCGAGCACTTGCCTCTGTCGTGCTGCCGGGTACAGCGTGCTCGTGATCCGCTCGGCGCAACGTGCGTCGACAATGGCCGCTCGACACGCACAACGATGCGCGCGGCATGCGCTGCGCGCGCTTTTTTCACTTCCGCAACACGATGACGATTCAACCGACTGTCGCCGCAACCGCGGCCGACCTTGCCCCGCTACTCGACCAACTTCACGCGATGGACGCGCTCACGCTGGCGCGCACGCTGCCCGACGCCTCGATCGACATGGTATTCACCGACCCGCCGTATTCGTCGGGCGGACTGCATACGTCGGCGCGCACGCGGCCGCCGAGCGAGAAGTACATCAACAGCGATACGAAGACGGTCTACACCGACTTCGAGAGCGACAACATGGACCAACGCGCGTGGGCGTTCTGGTGTCACGCGTGGCTGACGGAATGCCGGCGCGCGCTGAAGCCGGGCGGGCTGCTCGTGTGCTTCATCGACTGGCGGCAACTCCCGACGCTGACCGATGTCGTGCAGGCCGCCGGCTTGATCCTGCGCGGCATCGCGGTATGGGACAAGACACCCGGTCGCACGCGGCCGCGGCGCGGCGGCTTCGCGCAACAGGCCGAATTCATCGTGTGGGCGAGCCGCGGCGCGATGCGCGACTGCGATGTATATCTGCCGGGCGTGTTCCCGGTGCGGCTGCCGCTGCCGAAGCAGCACGTCACCGAGAAGCCGCTCGACATAGCGCGCGAGGTCGTGCGGCTCGTGCCCGTCGGCGGTGTCGTGTGCGACCTGTTTGCCGGTTCGGGCACGTTTCTCGCTGCGGCGCGCGAGGCCGGCCGACACTGGATCGGATGTGAGACGAACGCGGCGTACCACGCGATCGCGTCGGCCCGGCTCGACGCTGCGGCGGATGACTCAGCGGTTCAGGTAGCGTAGCAGTTAAATTAAACGATTCGGCGGACTATTTACTGATGTGATGCAATTCGAATTTAAATAAGGGGCAGTAAAATATTAATTCACATATCCTATAATAATATCGGCACCCCGAGGGCCGTTAATACGTGGGGCGGGGTCATTGCCGGCGAGGTAATTAAAAATATAAATTTCTAGCCGTAAGCTGAGCTCGATTTAAATCGGTTGCGATGCGAAATTTAATTAATTATTTCGCTAAAAATAATGTGTTTCACGAAGTTTGCACGAAAAAAAGTAGGAGCATCATAATGAAGCCACTCGTGACGAGGACGCCGCGGCGTATCCGACTAGACCATCCATCGCTGGCGAAGCTAGACGTTTCCACATCGCCACCGCTAGCCGACTCGATTACTTCTCAACTGTGGGAAGCATGTTATAGCTTGGCACAAGATGCACTTAACTCGCCTTACATTCAAGGCATTGCTAACGGTACCTTGCCTCCCTGTAATTACGGGCAATATACAGTGCAGGACGCAGCATACTGTGTTCGGGCAGAGCAAGATTATCGTTTGGTTGAGGCGCGCGCGAAGGAGCATCATGAAGACATGCTGGCGGCTTTTGCGCAGGCCCGCTATGAAAGTTATCTGTCTTACACCGACTCCATCATGAAGTCGTGGCACATCAAAGATATCCTCGCAATCAACCCGAACGACGCAGTAAAAGCGTATGTTGCCCACGAACACTATGTAGCCGAATTCATGGAGCCGATCTATGGCGTCGTCGCAATGATCCCCTGTGATCATCTCTGGTCATGGCTTGCGGAGACGCTTTCGCCGGATAACGTCCCGAACAACCTTTACGACTTCTGGATAAGCGACAACCAAGGTTGGAGTGGCACGTATCGCCTAGAGAATTTTGTCAACAGTTGGTTTGCAGCGCATCCCAAGCAATATGAATGGGAGTCGGCCTTGAGAGCCTACAAAGGGAGTATGCTTGGCGAAGTTGGCGACTTTCGCGCGGCCTTGGAATGATTGTCCAGTTCCATTACGTAAGGCCGAGGGCCGTACACGATGCCGATCGAGCGTCGCCTATTGCGCGATCGCATCGACGCGGTTCGACGCCGAGGCGAGCGACTCAGCGGTTCAGATAGCGTAGCAGCCGATCGCGTACGAGCTCGCGATCAGTGTCCGCGAAGCCGAGCACGACGCGAACCGGATACTGCGCGAGCGGCCCGCCCGGCTCGACGGGCGCTTTCTGGCCCTCCTGGTGGACGCGCGCGATGCGCGAGAGCCGTTCGTCGAAGCCGATCGCCAAGCCCGCGTCGTCAACGTCGACGCGCAGATACCGCGCCGTGCGCAGCTTCCGAAACATCGCCTCGCGCTTCACGCGACCGGCCTTGTCGCGCAAGCGCTTGCCGCCGCGCTTCACCTTCCGCGGCTCGTATGCGCTGCCGTCCGGGTTGTGCTGCGCGGCAACGCGTGCCTGCTGCGCCCGCCGCAGATCGCGGCCGAGCTCGCGCAGCAGTTGACGGCGGGCCGCCGGCGACAGCTTCGCGAGCAGTCCGCCCGCCCACCTTTCGAGCGCCTGAAGATCGTCCGTCACGATAGCCACTCGTCGGCCGCGTCGTCGATGTGCTCGACCGTCCGGTTGCCGGCTTCGTCGGTTCCGACCACGACGCTTTCCGACAGCTTCACTTTGAGCCCAAGGTCGACGGCGTTGTTCGACAGGATGTCCGCGACGAACGTAATGCCGTTGCGGCGCTCGTCCCGATTCGTCACGAGGTCCGGTTGATTCGCGCGCGCCCATTCGACGACGGCGATCATCACGTCATCCGCGCTGCCCACGAAATCGCGAACGATGATCTCGCACTCGTATTCGTAGTCGAACGATGCGGTTCGCGTGCCCGTCGCTTCGATCCGGCCTTCGTTGACGAACACGAGCAGTTGATCCGGCGACGCGCTGAGCTGCGGCAACGCGGCGACAAGCGCCGCACGTAGGCTGTTCGGCTTATTCATGGCCGTCCGCCCGCTGCACGCGCGCCTGACACGTCGCGATCATGTCGACTTCGGACGCGCAGCGCGCCCACGCCGCGCGCGCGACGGTTAGCGCGTCGCTCAGTTCACCGTTGGTCCGCGGTTCCATCGCCGGCATCGTACAGGGCGTCACCGTCGCGCATTCGTTGAGCGTAATCGTCGGCGCCTGTGAGGGCGGGACTTGCGTGCAGGCGCACAACATCATCAGGCAGAGCGCCAGCAGCCCAGGCGCGCACGGCGGCGTTTTCATCGATCAGTCTCCGCAGTTCGTTTCGATAGGTCGCGAGCGTCGCGTCGACGCCGGCGCGCGCGCGGTCGAGCTGTTCGCGCTGCGCATCCTTGTCCTTGGCGTCGGCCAACAGACGCTCGATGACGGCGGCGCTCGCCTGCGCTTCGTGTTTCGCGCGGCGCGCGTCGTCGGTCGCCCGGTCGAGCTGCACGCGCAGCGTGCGGCCGTGCTCGCAGCTCACGACGAGCGCGACCGCGAAGGCCAGCCACGCCCACGACAGAAGGCGCGACAGGTTCATGCGGCCGCCTTGCCGGTGCCTGCGTACTTCGCATACGAGCGGTCGAGCTTCACGTCGTACAGGTTGATCGCGTATTCCGGGCCGTTGTAGCCTTCCGCGAACACCGCCCACTTCCGGGCCCGCAACGCCGCGAGCAGCTTCTTGTCGGCCGCGACGTACCGCACGAACGCGTCGAGGTGCTCCGCTTCGCCCAGCTCCATGCGCGACACGAATTCGTCGACGCTCGCGTAGCCGAGGCGCTTCCAGTGGTACGCCATCACCTGGAACGCGCCCCAGCTCGCGGACTCGTAAGCGGAAGCCGCGTCGATGCGCGCTGCGGTGTCGAGCCGCACGTATTCGGCTGCGCCGCCCTGGTAGCCGCCGCGCTTCGGATTGACGACGCCCGGCCATCGTGCGGCGGCCGCATCAGCCGCTTCCCTGCCGAGATTCACGGCGAGCCGCTGATACATCACGTGACGCTCGAACAGAATCTTCGGCCGGCCGTCGTCCAGAAAGCCGACGCCGCGCGACTCGACTTCGTTGACAGCCCGCACGCACGCGAGCGAGACGCCGAGCGTCGCGGCCGCGCGCGCGAGGTCGGCGTCCGTCAGGTGCTTGGGGTCGCGCTGCCCGCTGGCGAGCACCTTGTACGTCTTCGGGCCGGCGATGCCGTCGACGACGAGGCCCGCGGCCGCCTGCAACGTCTGAACGGCGCGCTCGGTCTGCTCGTCGTAGAGATGCGACACATCGACCGGATAGCCGGCGCGCACGAGGCGCTGCTGCAGGAGCCCGACTTCCGCGCCGTGATCGTTGAATCGTAGGATGTTCACGCTTCGTCACTCCGTAGGAGGCGCGCGACGTTGCCGCGCGCGAGGTACACCAACACGGCGAGCAGAACCGCGAGCGCCGCGTGGAAGAAGCCGGTCGGCTTCGGATGAAACAGCAGCTCGATTGCCGAGCCGCCCGAAATCGCGACGATCACCCAGGCCGCCCACGCGACGTGGAAGCGATGCCGCGCGCCGTTCTTGCGGTAGGTCAGCACGCGCACGATGACGGCGAGATGCGCGGCGAGCGCGATGAGCGCGGACGAGACATGCACGTCAATCTCCCTTCCTGAACAGCGCGAACAGATCCATGCCCTTTACGCGCTCGATCAGCGTCAGCGTGACCGCGATCACGAGCGCGGCTGCGAAGAACGCGGCGACGCCCGTCGAGCGGATCGGCACGGCGTGGACGATTTCGGGCGCGGCGAGGTAGCCCATCACGAGCGAGATGAGCAGGTACGCGGCGCGCTTCGCGAGGCCGAGGTCTTTCGACGTGACGACGACGAGCGCCGCGCCCGCGAATGCGCCGATCAGCGCGTCGCCGTCGACGCCCGGCGCGATGCCGGCGAGGCCGACCGCGGCGAACAGCGCCGCGGCCGAGGTGGTGTTCGGTTCAGCCATTCAATCGGCTCCGGTCAGTCAAACAGTTGCAATAGCGGCGTGGTCGTCTCGATCGCACTGCGCTCCGGCATTTCCACGACGGTTCCCATCGGGAGCACGACGCCGAGCTCGGCGAGGCCAGGGTTCGCCTCGAGCACGGCTTCGACCGTGCCCGCCGTGCTGCCGTAGTGCCGCCAGCACAGCGCGTCGAGCGTCTCGCCTTGCAGCGCCGCAATCTTCATTTCCCGAGTTCCTGCCCGCCGCGATCGAACAGGCCGAGCACGCGCGGCTTGATTCGCGCTCGCCGACGCGCGAGTACGTCCCTCCGTATGGCTGCCTCAGCGCCGGTGCGATCCGAGCAATGCGCGATCTCGCTCCAGAACAGGATCGCGACGCGTCGCTGCACCTGAAACACGCCCGCGAAGAACAGCTTTACGCCGCGCACGCGGGGCTGCGCAATCCGCCGGATGCGATACATGGGGCGGCCCATCAGATCAGCTCCACCGTCGAGCGTGCGATGCCGAGGATGTCGCTGATGGCCCACCGCGCGGCGCGGCGCGAATCGTCGACCGTCGCCGCCAGATCGGCCGCGACCTGGCCGCCGCTCTTCGTCGTGTCGTAGCCGCGGTACTTCTCGGTCACGTCCGCGTGCGTCAGGTGGTACACGGCGCGCCGATAGCGGGCGACGTGCGCCGATTCGCCATCAATGTGCGGCGCCGGCACGTCGGCGAGCGTCGCCGCGCCCGCCGCGCGCTGCCGTGCGCGCCACGCGGCGAGCTCGTCGTTCACGGTCAGTACCGCGTCGCGCGCGGCGTGCCGCAGCCGCTCGTGCGCCACGGTGCCGTCGAGGCGCATCGCATCGCGCAGCGCGGACAGATCGATGTCCGGGAAGAAACCGTCGTTCGTCAACGTGCCTGCGATCGGCGTCGCCGCGACGGCGGGCTCGACGTTCCGCCCGCATCGCTGGCTGTCGCGGCACGCGTTCGAGCGCTGGGCGCTCGACTTCCTGACGTTCGGCAACGACTACCTGGAGCGCCGCCGGAACATGGTCGGCGGTACGCTGTGGCTCGAGCCCCCGCTCGCGAAGTACATGCGGCGCAAGGCGGATTTCAGCGGCTTCGTATACGTGAACGGCTGGCAGGACCGGCACGAGTTCGAGCACGGCAGCGTGTTCCAGCTCATGCGGCCGGACATCAATCAGGAGGTGTACGGCTTGCCCGAGTACCTGAGCTCGCTGCACTCGGCCTGGCTGAACGAATCGTCGACGCTGTTCCGGCGGAAGTACTACGAGAACGGCAGTCACGCCGGGTTCATCCTGTACATGACGGACGCGGCGCAGAAGCAGGACGACGTCGACAACATGCGGACCGCGTTGAAGAGCGCGAAGGGGCCGGGCAACTTCCGCAACGTGTTCATGTACGCGCCCGGCGGCAAGAAAGACGGCATCCAGCTCATTCCCGTTTCCGAGGTCGCCGCGAAGGACGAGTTCTTCAACATCAAGAACGTGACACGCGACGATCTGCTCGCCGCGCATCGCGTGCCGCCGCAACTGCTCGGCATCGTGCCGAGCAATTCGGGCGGGTTCGGCACGCCGGACACGGCCGCACGCGTGTTCGGGCGCAACGAAATCAAGCCGTTGCAGACTCGCTTCGCCGAGCTGAACGACTGGCTCGGCGAGGAGGTCGTGACGTTCGACGATTACGAGATTCCGCCGGCGCCGGTCGCGGCGTAGCGCATTGAGCCGACCGCGGCCGCGTGCGGGCGCCGGCCCGTCGCACGTCGCACGTCGCACGTCGCACGTCGATAAAAGTATGGACAAATATTCGTTGCATCAACATATTTTTGTACATACAATAATGCCTATGGAACTTGAATATGATCCTAACAAACGCGACAAGACACTGACCGAGCGGGGGCTGGATTTCGCGCGTGCAGTGGAGGTGTTCGCCGGGCACCACTTCACACTGGAAGATACGCGGGAGGAATACGTTGAATCGCGCTACATCACGGTCGGCACGCTGGACGGCCGCATGATCGTGATGGTTTGGACGCCACGCGGCGAGGCTCGTCGCATTATCAGCATGAGGAAAGCAAATGACCGTGAGCAAGCGCGCTACGCACACCGATTGGGTTGATCCGGACGACGCGCCGGAGTTGACCGACGAATTTTTTGAACGGGCGGACGAGTACGTTGGCGACCGCTTGGTCCGTCGCGGGCCGGGCCGTCCGCTCGGCAGTCACAAAACCGCGACGACGATTCGGCTCGACGACGACGTGCTCGACGCGTTCAAAGCGACCGGCCGGGGCTGGCAAACGCGGCTGAATGCCGCGTTGAAGGAGTGGCTCAAGACGCACAAGCCAGCGTAACGAAGCGCATTCACCGAACGACGGGCCGCGCACCGGGTAGCCGGGCGCGGCCCTTTTTGCGTCTGACGAGCGCGAGCTGCAGAGTCGTCCGGGTGTCCCGTCGCTGTCCCATTCGTGTCCCGGCTAGCGTCCCGTTGTCCCATCTGGCGTCCCATTGTCCCGATCGCTGTTGCCTTGAGGCTGCGAAAGCGGTAGGGGCGATTTCGACGGCTTGAATAGAGGGCCTAGAGCGGCTTGGCGTGGGCACGGCGCTCCGCGGGGGCTTGGCCGCGCGCTGCGAGCGGCGCCGCGAGGCCGTGACACGGCCGCACGAGGTATTTGAGGGTCTGGCACGTCCGCACCAACAGGCCGCCGCGGCGGCCTTTGCGCGGTCCCCCTCCTCGCCCGCGGTCTTTCTTGATGGGGCAGTTTTCATGCACCGCCCGGCCGCCGCGTGAACGCCTACTGGCGCGGGCTTCGGGCGATTCCGCATCGTGGCAAATTCATGCGTTTTCATGCACTTCGATGCGCAATTCGGCAGCGCTATTGCGCTTGACGCAATAGCACGTGCAGATCACGGCCGCGACGATAGCTTGGGCGTCTTGTGCAGCGCTTCCCAGTACCCGTAAATGCTGTCCGGCTCAACGTCGAAGCGGCGCAACCATGCTTCGGTAGCGACTTCGGTGTTCAAGAGTGGCGCCGTGCTGCTCGGTGTGCCGTTCTGAAGTGTGCCGACGGCGTCGGCGACGATCGGGCGCAGGGCCTGATTCAGCAGCACATACGCCGGCGGCGGCTCGGGTGCCTGCCCTTTTCCGCCGCCGATTCCAGTTTGCGGCGCCGTGCCCGCCTGAACGATCAAGCCGTCGCGTCCGTACGTCTGCTGCCCGAACCAATCGGGAGGAAGAGCGAGATTCGCCCGCCCGCCGAGCTCGAGAACCATTTCGGCATTGATCGCGGTGAGCCAGTCGACCGTTTTAATCCGGTTTGTGAGTCGACGCACGCCCCTTCGAACCGGGTCGCCCACGTCGAGCCCCGGACCGTAGCGACGGGCCAGAAAGTACTCCGACGCCTCGTTCGGATCGCGCCGCAGCAGCGACAGATTCACGGCGTAACCGCCGTGTCCGTGTACCGCGTCCAGGTCGCTAGCCGCTTCTGCGAACAGAGACTGAAAGACGTTCGGGCACAACGTCAAGAACGCGGGCGGGACCGAGAACGACAACACGTCTAGCCCGCGATTCAACGCCGCTTGCCAGTCTTCCAGGCAGAACGTGGTGAATTCCATCGCTCCCGCGCCTTCCTTTTCTTCGGCATCGGATAGCGCGACAACGAACAAGTCGTCGGACTGCGTGCTCTTCGCAAGCGAGGCGAACGACGGGGCTTTTTCGATCGTCGTCGGCTGCTTCCCTTCTTGGTACAGCCACCTGAGCGGAGTGCCTTTCGACGGTTCTCGCCCTTGCGTTTGCTCAAGCGCGCGTTGATACGTGCGAAGCGCGTTGTCGTAGCGTTCGAAGCATCGAATCAGTGCTTCCCGCTTCTGTGGGGTGTGTCCGTCCCGGAAGTACAGTACGCCGCGGACGGCCAGAATCGCGCCGACGATCTTGCGTTGATGGTTTGGCTCGAACAGCCCATAAGGAAGCGATCCGGCCCGACTCGGATCGTTCGCCCATGCGGCCAGTTCATCTTGCGTCAT